AAAGCCAAACTTATAGGATATACTCAGCCTGCCGAAGGCTCAGTTGAAGGACTGAAAGATGTACAAGATTTAGTGGCATATTGCGCTAAAGTATCAAACCCGAAAGGGCAAATGAATCTAGAAACAAGTGAGCGACTTCTCGCTTATCTTATCAAACACAAGCACTGGTCACCCTTTGAAATGGCTTCTGCGACAATCGAAGTAGAGACAACTCGTGATATTGCGAGACAGTTTCTTCGTCATCGTTCGTTTGCGTTTCAAGAGTTCAGTCAAAGATATGCTGACCCGGGTTCATTAGACGACACATTCGTAGTTCGTGATGCACGACTGCAAGACGAGAAGAATCGTCAAAATAGTGTTGAATGTGAGAATGACTATATAAAAGAGCGATGGGAAGAAGAGCAACTACAAGTGATTCTAAAAGCCAAGCAAGCGTATGACTGGGCTATTGATAATGGTATCGCAAAAGAACAAGCAAGAGCAGTTCTACCAGAAGGTAACACCAAATCAAAATTGTATGCTAACGGAACAATTCGATCATGGATTCACTATGTCGAGTTGAGATCAGCTAACGGCACACAAAAAGAACATATGGAATTAGCAAGAGAGATTGGCTGTGCGATTCACGCTATCTTTCCAATGATTGAAGATTTCATTAACGAATAATAACAATGATATGCTATTAGCGTATTGAATTAAAGTGGATACAGAAATGACTATAAAGATCGATAAAGATAAAGACTCCCTCCTTGCCTCATACGCATTGGGAATGTTGAAAGACTTTTACTTGACAGAGTATGAGACATCACCACAAGAAGCATATCGTAGAGCCGCAACAGCTTGGTCAAAGTACGATGGAGAACTTGACGAAGATTTAGCACAAAGATTGTACAATTATGTTTCAAACAAGTGGTTCATGTTTGCTTCACCAGTATTATCAAATGCTCCAAATGGATCGAAGCAAGGCAAGGGAATGCCAATTTCGTGTTTTTTGACTTATGTTCCAGATACACTAGAAGGTCTTATTAGTCATACATCTGAGTTGAGATGGTTATCTGTTTATGGTGGTGGAGTTGGTGGTCACTGGAGTGATGTGCGAACTGTATCTGATGTAGCACCAGGCCCTATGCCATTCATTCACACAGTTGATGCTGATATGATTGCATATCGACAAGGGAAGACACGCAAGGGTTCGTATGCCGCTTACATGGATATCTCTCACCCAGATATCATTGAGTTCTTGAATATGCGTATTCCAACAGGTGATGTACAACGAAAAGCATTGAACCTACACAATGCGATCAACATCACAGACGAGTTTATGGAAGCGGTTAAACAAGGAAGTTCTTTTGATCTTCGTGATCCAAAAGACCAAAGTGTTAAAGACAGCACTGATGCTCGTAAACTATGGGAACGCATCATTGAGACTCGTTTCAGAACTGGTGAGCCATACTTAAACTTTATCGATACAGCAAATAGAGACTTGCCACAACCACTCAAAGACAAGGGTCTAAAGATCAATGGATCGAATCTATGTAACGAGATTCATCTTCCAACATCTGCTGAGAGAACTGCTGTTTGTTGTCTATCATCATTGAATCTTGAGTACTTTGATGATTGGAAAGATACTTCTATTGTTCGTGACTTGGTTCGTATGCTTGACAATGTACTTGAGTATTTTGTACACAACGCACCCGACACAATCGAAAGAGCAAAGTTTAGTGCGGCAAGAGAAAGAAGTATTGGTCTTGGTGCTATGGGCTTCCACAGTCTATTACAAAAGCATGGAGTAGCATGGGAATCAGAGTTAGCAAAAGAGATCAATGATGTTGTGTTTAGTCATATTAAGAGTGAAGCAGTCGCTGAGACTGAGTTGCTTGCTGAAGAAAGAGGTGCTTATCCAGATGGACCTGACTCTGGTAGACGAAACTCTCATCTAATGGCAATCGCACCAAATGCGAGTTCTGGTGTGATTTTAGCAACATCTCCATCAATCGAGCCATTAAAAGCTAATGCGTACACGCACAGAACGAGAGCGGGTTCGTTTCTTGTGAAGAACAAGTATCTAAAAGAATTACTACAACAGAAAGATCAAGACAACGAAACTAATTGGACTTCGATTATTACCAATAAAGGTTCAGTACAACATCTACCATTCTTGAACGAAGGCGAGAAAGCAATCTTCAAGACTGCTGATGAGTTAGATCAAAACTGGGTTGTACAACACGCCGCTGATCGTCAGAAGTATATCTGTCAAGGTCAGAGCGTAAACATCTTCTTCCCTGCAGGTGCTGATAAAGCATATGTGAATCAAGTGCATCTAAGAGCATGGAAAGAAGGTCTAAAAGGATTATATTATCTTCGCACAGAAGCCAAGCAACGGGCTGAAAATGTGAGTGAGAAAGTAGAACGAGTAGCACTACAAGGTGATATGCGTAACATTATCTATTCGAAGAAACATTGCCCTTATTGCTCAATGGCAAAAGAAGAGTTAAGATTACGAGGTATCCCGTTTGATGATATCGATTTAGCATCTGTTGGTAAGACTGCCGCAGAAGTAACTGGTCGTAAAGATGTGAAGACAGTGCCACAGGTATACATTGCAGGTGAATATGTTGGCGGTTACAATGAGTTACTAGAATTTTTAAATAAACCAATTGAGCAAGGCGATGACGATGAGTGTCGTGCCTGCGAAGGATAGGAGATAGAAGTTGAGCGATAAAACAGGATTATTAGAATATAGCAAAGCATACAAGCCCTTTATGTACCCATGGGCTGTAGAGTTAGTAAAGAAACATGAAGAGATTCACTGGGTAGAAGATGAAGCGGAATTGTCTGAAGATGTACAAGACTGGAAGACTAAGTTAAGTGACAGCGAGAAAGAGTTTGTAACACAGATTCTACGACTGTTTACACAATCAGATGTACAGGTAGGTGAGAACTATCACGAACTGTTGATTCCAAAGTTTAAGAACAACGAAGTAAGAAATATGTTAGCATCATTTGCTAATCGTGAAGGCGTACACCAAAGAGCCTATGCGTTACTGAATGATACACTAGGTTTGCCTGATGAAGACTTTCACGCATTTCTTGAGTACAAAGAGATGGCGCAGAAGCTAGACTTCATGAAAGAGGGTAACATCAACACACAAACTGGATTGGCATTAGCACTTGCTCAATCTGTATTCAACGAAGGTATGTCACTATTCGCATCATTCGTAATGCTGTTGAACTTCCAACGCTACGGAAAGATGAAAGGTATGGGTACAATCGTTGAATGGTCGATTCGAGATGAAACCATGCATGTCCAAGGCAACGCTAAGTTGTTCCGAGAGTTTGTAGAAGAGCATCCTCGTATTGTAAACGATGAGTTAAAGTCTAAAATCTATGAGATGGCAAAGAATGCTGTTAAGTTAGAAGACAAGTTCATCAAGTTAGCATTCAATGGTCACGATCAAGAAGGCATCACAGAGAAAGAAGTGAAGCAATACATTCGACACATTGCTGATCGAAGACTTCTACAGCTTGGTATGAAACCAAAGTTCAATGCGAAAGAGAACCCAATGCCTTGGCTTGACTGGGTACTGAATGGTGCATCACACGATAACTTCTTTGAGAAGCGAGTGACTGAGTATTCTGTAAATGGTATGGAAGGTGAATGGGGTTGGGGTGAGAACACTCCAGAAGGCGAAGTCTGTGGCTTTGATGGTAATGGGTGTGCCGCTTAATGGATAAATGGCAACAAGCATATATAGATGTAGCACATAGATTTGCTGAGTTGTCACCATGCGAAAGAAGAAAGGTGGGTGCGATTATTGTCAAAGATAATCGCATCATTTCCATAGGATATAATGGAACACCCTCTGGATGGGACAATGTATGCGAAGACGAAATCAAATGGCCAAATGGCGAAGTTAAGTTCACTGAAACAAGACCCGAAGTGATACACGCAGAACAAAATGCAATCGCAAAACTAGCGAGATCGAATGAATCTGGACTAGGCGCAGAAATGTATATTACTTGTTCACCATGTGTTGAATGCGCCAAGCAAATATACGGTTCGGGTATTAAGAAAGTGTATTATAAAGAAAGCTATAAGAACGATGATGGCATAAAGTTCTTACAAAAGTGTAATGTGGAGACAGAACAAGTATGAAGAGAGTAGATGCATTTTGCGATAGTTGTGATTCTGAGTTTGGTGTCGAGTTAATCGACTCAGAGGCTGTCGTTATATTCTGTCCGTTATGCGGAGAGAGACTCGAAGACGAAATAGAGACGATTGAGATAGACGAAGACTTTATGGAACAGGACTGGGAAGACTAGATGTGGTTATATGAGGGTAAAGAGTTCACGAGTGAGATGATAGGAGACTACATCGGGTTCGTATACATCATTACTATCAAAAGCACAGGCAAGAAGTATCTCGGTAAGAAACTATTCACATCAACACGCAGACTAGCACCGCTCAAAGGAAAGACTAGAAAGCGTAAAGTGACTAAAGAGTCAGATTGGATGTCTTACTATGGCTCTTCAGAAGAAGTTAAGATGATTGTCGAAGAGATGGGTGCAGACAACTTTGATCGAGAGATCATTCACCTATGCGACAAGAAAGGTGAGATGTCATATCTAGAAGCAAAAGAGCAGTTTGATAGAGGTGTTCTTTTATCAGACGATTGGTATAACGGAATTGTAAATTGTAAGATTCATAAAAGCCATGTAAAAGGTCTACGAGAGAAATTCGGACCTGATGAAGATGCACGAGAAAGAGAACCCTGGCATCAACGCCCATAAAAAAGCCCCGATTAAGGGGCTTTTGTTTAACTATTGATTATACTCTATGTGTCGAATGTACTCAGCCATTCCATGATCACAGAAGCTATCTAGATAGCCTTCACACCAACCTTCCCAAAGACCTCTTACTTTGTCTTTAACTCTCTGCCAACCTGTTGGATTACGAAGTTGACCATAAGCATTGATGTAATGCTCTGTACCATGATGCTTGAATCCCATAAATCTAGGTGGTACTGATGTAACGATATCATTGTTATTCTTCCAACGATGATGTACAACACCTAATGAATTACAGTATCCTTTCCAACCAACTCTTGGCGAACCAAAAGTGTACAGTTCAACGGGGTCACCTAATGAGTCTTTATATAAGCAACGAGAAGCCATAATTGTTGCCATTGCGGCACCAAGTGAATGACCACAGAACCAGAGGTCTTTCTTTAGATTAACAGTTCTGTCGATGTCTTCACTGATCATCGGCCATAGATCATCTACTTCTTTCTTGAATCCTTTATGAACTCTAGAGATAGTCTCAGACACAACAGGCCATGCTCTCATATCAGCACCTAAATCCTGATACTCAGTGGGTTGTGTACCTCGACAAGCAATCACGAGATCAGTTTTGTTCTGAAATCTGTATGCTTGCGCTCCATCGTTATTATAGAACTCAATTGTAGTGAATCCTAGCTTTCTGGCTTGTTTCTTTACTTCTTTAGGCTCATTGTATGCTATGCTTGCTAGTTTAGCGAATAGCAACGATCTTTGCATAAAGTTTAATTCTTTGATACTCAATTGATCACCCCCTCATTATTATCAGTTAATTTATATTATTTATATAAAAAAGGTTGACATTACTCTCCAATGTGTTATAATGTATGTATAAATTGAGTTGAAGAGAGAAGAAATTATGAGTTATGAAGCCGTTGATTATGCAAACCACGATGTTTTTGTTAAATTATATGATGTCTTTTTACAGCAATCGCCCAGAGAGTATTTACCCTGAGTTAGACTTTGATGAGCCTGAAATACGAAAAGCACTGAATACTCGTCTGACTCGTAAGAAGTATGAACTGCCTTTTGAAGGTGATTCAGTTGATCGTGAGATCGTTCGTGACATCGTTTTAGAGAACAGAATGGACTTGTTTAAAGCAGGTCTTCTGTAAAAAAAGGTTGACTTTTGTTCCTGTTTGTCGTATAATATACATATAAATGAGAGAAGAGAGAAAACTATGAACTATTCATCTGCTATTGAAAACCTCAAAGAAGTTATTGCTAACGATTACTATTTGTTTTCTGCACGGTCAGAGTACTGTGAAGATGACAAGTGGGCTGAAGATCGAGCCAAAACATTCCATTCCCAATTATCCGTTTCTGAAGGTCGTGTTTACGACAAAGTAATCCGCACTGACAATCAAAGAAGTGTGTGGGGATTCATTGTGAAAAAAGACACTGCCAAGTTTAAGAAGGGTGATGTTCTGATGGCCGCTAGTTGGTCTGCTCCTGCTACTAACAAAGCCCGAGCAAGTATCTTTGACGATACCGTGAACAATGTTTCTTGGACTGGTCCTGGTTACTTATTTTAAGGAGAGTTGATATGAATGATATAGAACTTTTGAAAGAAAGATATGCTGAGGAGATGTGGGAGCGTAAAGCGAACGGCATCGAAACACAGTCTTTTGAATCTTGGAAGAAGAGAATAGAGTTCTTCCAAAACTGGGCAGAAGCCAATGCCGATGCAGAAGATAAGGCTGAAGCACTAGCCTCATGAAGATAAGGGATAAGTTGAATCAGCGCATGGATGCGCTACAAGAATTGATGGAGTCTAATGTCCATCTAGATGAACCTGAGCAAGTGATTGACTTGCTAGGTAAAATTAAGTTTGCATGGTCTTCACTCAGTGAAGAAGATCGTGAATATATAGAATGTGTAGAGTATGCAATTGAAACCCAAGCTAGTTGGGACATTTAATGCGCTTGTAGTTCAGCTGGATAGAACATCCGCCTTCTAAGCGGAGGGTCGCAGGTTCGAATCCTGCCAGGCGCACCAATAATAAGGAGTTAATATGACTACTGAAGATAATGAAACTCAAATTCCACTTGACCTTGATATTCCAAAGAAGAGTGACCGTTTAGGAAGATCGATCTCGGCAAGAGTCTCAAGGCATAAAGCAAAGGCTATCAAAAAAATAAAAGATATGAAGAAACAAGCCGAAGCGTTCAGACTATTCAATAAGGGCAACGAAAAGTAGTACTTGACATCTTAATCAATCTTTGATATAATGGCTAACTATGACGATAAAATATAGTATTAATGGCAG